GCCATTACATCATCCATACGATCTTGGGCTGTACCAGTTGCAACAGTACTAGTTTGCTGCCATCTATTAGCCATTTCATTATAGGCGTCTACAGCACCTTTGATCGCCAATGCCAAATCAACATATTGAGCTACCAATGAACCAATAATAGGTATTTGATTTGATACAGTATGTACTGTTCCGCCAACACCACGATGTAACAATTCATACTCACGACGAAGATTATGAGTATCTATTAACCACGAACTTAATGCCTGACTAGCCATGCCACCAGCTTGAACTATTGCTAAAGCTGCTACTCCCTTGAGTACATTTAAACTCCGAGATGCTGTAGCTGCTCCAGCACTAACCGTATTCAACGAACCGCCAAGCCTAGCCAATCCAGAAATAGCAAACGGTATAAAATTAGTAAATCCGCCAAATGCTGCTCGTAAAACTATTACAGCAAGCGTCAATCTTGGAAAATCTCGAATAAGTAAAGCTATCCATCTAGCTACAGTAGCAAGCCCACGTATCAACGTAACAATATCTTCAAGCAATTGACGATATTGAATAGCTTGCCTACGCTGTTCATTCGTCATAGCCTTCCATTGTCTACGCTGGTCGTCTGTCATATCGTTTAGATTTCCAGCAATGCGAATTCCAGCAACCATCTCTCTGAACATGGTTCCCATTCCACGCTCAGTATCGGTAGTTGCAAACAGAATCTCTCCGAATGCAATAGCAAGATCCGTCAAACCGTTCTTGAATTGTTCGACCTGGACACCAAATGCCCTCATGCGTTGCGCGTGCTGTTGATCAAATACTTGTCCTTCTGCAACAGCGGCGGTCTGATACTCGCGCATAATGGCATGAATGCGCTGCGAGCCTTCAGTCAAATCAGCAATGGTCTGTCCAGAGCCCATGCCTCGAAGACCAAACAACCGGAATCCCATCTCAGCGCGTTGCTGCTCATTCAATCCAGCAAACACGTCTCGCAGACGAGCCATACCTTCTTCGAGAGGTCGTAGATTACCAGCAGAATCGTGCATGATAGAATCAAGCTGTTGTTCGGAAACTCCCATACGCTCAAATTCGCGATACGTCTGCGGAGTAATACGAACCAATGCCGCCATTGTTCTACGAAGGGCGGTACCAGCATTACCAGCACGAAGACCCATCGATGACAAACCAGCGAGAGCAGCCATAGTTTCTTGCGAACTAAACCCAAGGGTTGACATCTCAGCACCAGCATATCTAAACGCTACCTGCAACTGTTCAATGCTGGTTGATGCCATGTTCGCACCAACAACCAACTGAGATGACATTCGTCTTGCGAAGTGTCGAAGCTCCTCGTTGTTATTAGCAGCTTCGCGTTGAAACTGGTTCATCGTATCGGTCAAGAATTGAGTAGACCGTTCAAGGCTCATGTTACCGACACGAGCAAGCTGAGTAGCAGTCGAATACACGCGCATTGATTCATGGACACCAAGGCCAGTCTCAAGCATTACGTTCATGCCTTCAAGACCTTGTGTCATGGAATATCCAGACTGAATTGCTGCCTGGTCTGATACATCTCTGACCATTCGAGACGCATTACCAACGTTGCGAACCATGCTGGTCAATGTAGTATTGACTCGTGCTGTTGCGACTGTATACGCGGAGTAATCTCGAATTACTTTACGTAACGCCAGTCCTAACGTAGCAAAGCTAATAAACCCGCCAGTTAGAGCTGTCGTCATTCCTAATATACCAGCTCTCGCATTTCGCGATGCAGCCGTAACGGCACGCATACCAGCAGCAACTTGTCTGTTAGAACTAGTTACTCTCGAAGCGCCAACTACTCTATATAGAAAATCGAATATGCTCGATATAGCTGCCATAGTAGTATCCTCATGTCTAACCAGTTAGACATATTCTATCACTGTTTAGTCTTCTTGAGTAACTTTTGAAATGCGCTAATTAGATATGTACGTTCGTCAAATGTAAGTGCGTTTACGTCAAACGTAATACCGCCTTGAGAAGCGAGTGCTAACAAGGCTATTTCTTCCGTCGCCTCTTTTGCTGTTTGGACGTAAACGAACGTGCGAAAAAACTTTCGTACATATAATCCAACAAGAAGAAGAAATGCTCGCCACAATTCGGACAAGTACCTTCGATACTCCATCTAGGCCCAAGTGGAAACTTCTCAAGCTCTTCCTTGATAATTTCAACATCAACCTTTGAAAACGTATCGTACTGGTTACGTGTCAGAATTGCTCCTCGCGCAACACCTTCTACTTCGACAATTGAATTGATGATTGTACTCTCATGAACTTCATGCTCGGTAATGAACCCAACACGAATGTTCATAGAATCCCATCGAGCAGGTTGAACAATGACGCAATCTCTATGAGATCCACCAAAGTCAAACCCATCTTGCAACTTGATACTACGTTCAATTGTCTTTGGATCTTCTAATACTGAAACGCCAATTGAAGAAACGTCAGCGACGAAATTGAACTTGTGACTGCATTCGTGACATTGAATTCCATTCAACGTCATTTGCTTACCCATCGAAATAAGACGTAAATAAGCGTACATATAAAAGATATCCCCAACAAACATACTGTTGAGTTTATCCATACGCTTATTAACATTCAGTTTCGACATATCACAATCACCAACTTGAGTAATCGTATACGCCAAAATTGTTCCGATATATTCAGCGATACTAAGACTGTCTCTGGCTTTGGCCCACGATCTACTGATGACTCGTTCAATAGGAATCGTCAGCGGTATCAGATCAAACCTCTTATCGAGGCTATATCCTTTATCTTTATCACCACTAAGAATACCTATTGGAAGACGCTTACCGCGTTCTGCTAACGTAGGCAGGATGATGTTACCACCACAATTCCAACAGAATGTAGCGCCATAATCGTTATCACAACCGCAGCAAGGACAAGCAACAGACTCAGGATCTTGAATGTGATCATCAACATCCTTTGCATCGCGCTCACCAGCTATCATCAAATCTTGAATTGACACGGACATCGGTTCCTCCAAATATGCGTTACTTACGCACTTGTGAGAAAATTAGTGATCAGAGAGGAGTGAGAGAGTCTCCCTTGAATTTGTATTCGATTGTTTGCAATTCACCTTCATTTGACATTTCAACATCTGGAAGTTTGATATTGCATGGGAAAATCCCAGCAACAAGAAATGACTTAACAGTCATTCCAGAAATAGATGTCATAATGAGTGTGCCATTCTTTTTGTAGTTAGGAGCGACCGGATCTTGCGAATCCGCGAACCATCCTTCCATTGCCTGGATTTCTCTCGTGTGGTGCATTGGAAGCGAGGCGGTAAACTCAATGGTCTTGGTATGTCCACCAGAGGCGGCTGTACGGTCAGGAAGATCTACGGCTTCCAACTCATACTCGATGCCACTGATAGCTGTAAATGTAAACGTCGGCAACCCTTGAACGCGAAGCGCATAATTGTTCAAAGGAATATGATCTGGATTCAAAACGCCTTTCATGCGTTCCTCCTTATTTGACTAGATTAGCATGGTAAGTTTTTAGAGGCAAGGAATGTGGAGATTAACTCCACGCTTGGCCGTGGACTGTAGCAGTGTTGACATTGATGTCAGCACCATTGGCAATCGTAAGCTTGTGATCACCAATGGTCACACCAGCATCGATGCCAGTAGTAGTAGACAGATACGCATCAGTAGCCATGTCACTCGTCTTGACGCCGTGCTCGATGGCACCACCAGAAGCGACAGCGAATGTCACCAACTTGGGAGTAAACGGCAACTGAACGGTAACTTCAGCGGCTTTGCCAACGAAAGTGAAAATATGAAGATTCGATGCACCTGACATTTGTTATTCTCCTTTGTCTAACCGTTAGACAATGCTAACCAATTTCCATGATCCCCATTGCACCAATGGAAATCTTCAACCTCTCAACAACATCTGCGAATCTGAGCGAAATGTCAACATTTTGATCACCTTGCGCTCTAGTTGCGTTCGTATTGTTACTCCCATCCATCTTGATAATCGCAGCAGGATTTCTCCCACCAACGAATGAGTCACCACGAATAGCTCGCTTACGATATTCTTGCAAGAAAAACTCGTGAAGCGACGCAAGAACATCAGCATCACCAGCAGGATCGTTGATCTGGAAGATCGCCCAATCGAAGTTCTCCTGCATGACGTTGACATAATGAGAGAGCTGCTCTCTCTTATGCTTGAATTTGAAAGCGGTAGTCGGATCGAGCGTTCGATCTCCCCACGCAATCATGGTACCGTTGCGCCATCTAAACGCATTCACACCAGCAGGGTTGAGAAGCTCCTCGTTCAACCTGACAGGCTTGTCTGGTCGTCCAAGAACTTCAGAATCAATGATCAACGGGAATGTCACATCGGTACCAGCACCGGCTTTGTGATATCCACCCCAATCATTCGCAATCTTGGCCTCTCTACCAAGCTGCATACCAACCTTGGAAACGATGACAGGCTTTGATTCAGATCCAGACCGCGCAAGAGGATCTCGAATCATGTCAAACATCGGGAAGAATGCAACAGTCAGATCGAGTCTGCCGTATGTGTCGTTGATCCAAGACAATGCGTCAACTTCAGTTTCGTAAGTCTCAGGAATCTCAACACGATATTGCCAGTTGTATCGGATAGCGATACTATCACGAGCTTTCTTCTGAAGAGCAAGTGCGGCGCTCGGCTTGCCAATACCAGGAATGGCAAACTTCACGAGTCCAAGATTCATGGTCTTCAGCTTGAGCAATGGAGACGTATCGAAATCCAACAGTGGTTCGTAATCGTTGGTAGTCATACCAGCGATATAACCGTCGTATCCACCACCAGCACGCTCAGGCCACTCCAACCTATACTGCTCACCACCAGACAACGAGCCGCCGTCTGTCAAATCAGACGTAGCAGTAATTGTGACAGTAGATGCCGTGTTATCGACAATGGTATAGACCTTGTTGTCGGTGACATCAGGAATTACTTTGCCACCAATCAACTCGTCGGTATAAAGAGTCCTGACGTAAATGTAGAAGATATCTCCGAGAGTAAGTGCTCCAGAACCAGCGGTGATTGTGAAGTTGATCATGTATTGATCTGTAGCAACTGCGATACCTACCGCGAGGTTTCCAGTAACAGTATAGCTACGGTTACCAATATCAGTAGTCACGACGAAATCTTCTGTACCGGCAGTAGCATCAGTACATTCAACTTTGATACGCTGCGGAACAACCGAAGATCCATACGACGTAAATGTGATGCCAGGAACCCAAGCACCAACACCAACAGCAGTACTATAAATAGTCGGATCTGCAATTGTGAGTGTTGTGGCAGTAAGAGCATCGCTAAGACCAAAGCGGTTTGCCGGTCTTGCAGTCGCGAGGAGTCTATTACCAGTAAACGAATCCGTAACAGTGATCAAATCATTGTTAGGATCGTTATTGATAACGCTCGCCCAATAGTACGGAGAGTTTGTATCCATCGAGAGATTCTCATAATCTCCCAACAGAACGTCACCATCGACATAAACGAGCATACCAAAGTATGCGACTGGATCGAGAGCGCCATCCTTGAAAACAACAGACAATTCTTTCGATTGGCCTCTGTAGTTTTCGTTTGTTCTGTAGACTGTCACATTCAAATCAACGGGCGGTCCCGCAGCAGCCCAATCGGCAGGCAGATCTTCATCAGCAGCCAGGGTAATCAGACCGGCAGAGGTATTGGAAACAATAGTATACGTCCTAGTTGCAATACCATGAATGTGAACAACGCCATTCTTGAATTCATCTCGCTTCCAACCCTTCACACCAACAGAAGCGATTTGGATTTGGTTGTCGGATGGGAAATCAGTTCCAGGAACACCGCTGATTTCGCCAAGGTAATACCTTCGTTGTCCAGCCCAACGCCCACCATTCTCGGCTTCGATATAACCAATGTATCTCGGATCGTCTTCGCGGTTGAAAACATCGAGACGCGCTTTCGTTGGCCTATCGTCGTTCGTTGCATCGTTCGTTTTAGGAACGACGCGGAGGAATGCCAGATATCCAGCACCATCGGAATGCTCATAAAAATGGCGAGCAGCAAGCGGACCTTCGAGGCTTGCAAACGAACACGCATTGAAATCCGCCGGATCGAGCAGACCTCCAAGTTTTCTACGACGTGCCTTATCAGATGGAATGATGATGATATCATCTTCGGAACCTCGCTCGGCAACTCCGATAAGTACGGTAGATCCAAGTTGACCAGGAACAATATTTTTTTCTGGCTCGCGTTCACGAATCTGGGTTCCAGCTCCGCGAATAGGACCGTAAATTCTATCTGCCATTACAACTTCTCCTAATCTGGAATTTCTCCGATTGTCGTTGTTCTTGTCCATTCTACCGCCGATTCGGTAGAATGCAAACTACTCACTATCCGAGCACCACCTTTTATTGGATCTTCATGGGCTGGTGCTGGTTCGCTGAACACAAAATTAATATTCCTGACCGCTGTTGTATCACGAGATATAAACGGTAGTCTAACATCTTGAATCGAAAACAATGTCCAGAATGCACGTTCGTCTGAACGATTAGGATTTGTCAAATCTCTAAATTCTTTTTCAAGATACATTCTATATTTTTCATCCAATCCAACTGATGTGATAAATGGATTATTTTTGAAATATTCCATCACTCTACTCATCAATCGCATTTCATCTACAGAACTAGCTGTCAACCCATGCAATCTGAATTGCAAAGTAATACGCATAGGATCATCAATAACAACAGCAGCGTATGTACCTTTGTCAACGATACCCTCAACAGCAAGTTGATTATACGACGAAGCAACCGGAACCTCCAACCGTTGAATTAGAATGGTAGGAAGTTTGGAAACTTCAAAATAATCTTGGTGTTGAATATATACAACTTCCGGTCTATATCTAAATATAATCAACGGACGGTGACCGGCTGGGAAGGTGCTTGTCAACGTAATTAATCCAGTTACCGAACTGTATGACGAGTATAAATTATAAAGTAAATCTATATCATCAGTAAGATCGTATACTCCTATAATTCCGATAATGTTGTATGGAGTATTTATCCGCAACGAATCGAAATCCAACGTCAGCGTATCTGCCGTTGGTGCTGGTATGGCAGCATAATTACCTGCTGCTGTAATATGAGATTCGATAGAAGGCATAAGACTTCTGAAGATAATGTCTTCTATGAAATCAATATGTACTTCCATCAGAACCCTAATCTCATTCACAATCGGTGTTACTTCTCCAGCACTTACGAGTGTTCCATCAATAGATCTCAAATTCACAACTACAGCAAATGTCCTATCTGGCAAGATAGGAAACGAAGATATATTTGCGTTGATAGTTGCTTCATCATTCCAATCGTCTGCGGCAGCAACACTCCAAGCAGTACCATCCCAAAAATAATCAGACGTTCCATCATTGAGACGTACTTGTATCATTGCCCCGTCTGGTTGAATCTCTGGGAACACTTCCATCATCAACAAACGACGACACGCTTTTGGTGTTGTTGTCCAGGTTCTAAAATAAATATTTTCGGTCGTTGGATATCTACCAGTCGTTTGACGCTTTAATCGCACTTCATATCGTTCTCGCGACAACCCAATCAACGACGTAGAAGAAAACGTCAATTCTGAAAATGCATCATGACCAAACTCTGGATTGAAATGAAACTGTTTGATCACCCGATAAACTTCAGCTACCGATGTCAATCCCATTGTTATCATGATGATACCTTCGTAACCGATTTGGCCTTTGCGGTTTCGAGTGCTGCATTCATTCGTTTCAACATTTCGTTAAACACAGGAACAGACTTAGCAAATTTAGTGTAATCACGAGCTGGACTTGTCCATGTTCCATTGCCTGTTCCTAGCTCACCTACAAACACACTCTTATCAATCTTAGCCCAAAAGGCTTTCTTCTGTTGTGGTGTTGGTGTAAATGAAAATCCAGTAACTAATTGCGATGCTAATTTTGATAATGTAATAGATGATGCTTTTTGGTTGCCACCACCCGGATGTGCTGTTTCTGGAAATGTTATTTGAACAGCAACATAAACATCGCCAGTCATTGGTAATACATTGAACGTTGGAGATTCTTTCCATGTACCTGTATTATAAAATACGCGCTTACCGCCTTTGCCACCATAACGCCAAATAGGACTATTAGGCTCGTACCCACCAGCACGAGTAAGATGACGCTTTAGTCCTATTGCTCCATGGCCAGTTACAGCGCGTCCAAATATCCTCATTTGCGTAAGCAACGCCTTACGCAAATTCTTGTCTAATTTGCTCACGTCCAACCCACTCAAATTACATACAAAGTCAATCACAGATCGCCCTCGTGATAACCAGGATTACGATCAGACAAGTTGAATTGTATCATAGTCTGGCGCTGCTTTGGATAATGAGCAAATGGTTTCTTACCAGTGATATAATAATCACATGCTTCACGTCCCCATCGTATCATTCTATCGCCACGCTTGATTAGAAACGTATCGAAGTTACCATCACTATCTAACGTAAGCAGGCCAGCCGCAATAAGAATCTTGTATGTGGTCGCGATATACATCTCAGTTTGTTGGATAATACCTTGACGTTCATACAATGGATAATCCTGCTTGGCACCAGAATAATAAAACGATACCTGTGCTTTGAATGTGTATTCGGTTCCAGTATTTGGACTCTCGCCATTACGTACAACTTGACCAACAGGCTCTCGTGCATACGGATCAAATACAGAATTATCTCTATCGATTATTTGAATCGTAACTGGCACCGGATGAATTAGTCTTGGTTGTGGCATTTGTATAACCGTTAGACAAATAGTCCTACATTGCGAGGAGCATCAATATGCATCGGTGCTCTATACATTCGCAATGCAAGATCGACTTCTGTAATACCAGTTGGATTCCATGCATGTAGTCTATCATACAAATCGGAGTATGTAATTCTATGTCTGTCGGTAACCTCCTCAATGACACGACCAACTTTCAATTGATCCAGATCATCATCGGATAGCAACTCTTTTGACGTAAGAACGAGAATTCGCAGTGCTCGCTTGATAGGAATAGGAGTAGAGTCATCGGATTCGGTATATCCCCATATTCCTTGGACACGAATATTCATATCACCGATTGCGAAAATTCCACCATTGCTAGCATTACTTGTAAAAATACTATACGAGCCAGAGGCCGCGCTCTTCAGTTTGATGCACGGATTCTTCCTGTCGTCTTGAACAGGACCACGCCTGTTGTATACAGCGTATTGAGAAGTGGCGAGAGCATTGGTGAAATCATCATTTATATACAACGCATTGCATGTAATGATTGGCACCGGCAATTGTAATAGCCTGGAACCATCACCATCAAAATCAAGAGTCAATTCTTTCGGAGTGAAAAATTGACCAGTTGCTTTATCAATCCATTGCTGCCATCCAAGTATCAATGATAACGCCCTATCATTTGATAGCTCGGTAGTAGTTATGCCTTCATCGCGCAAAGACTGAACAGTGATATAAGTAGCATATCCTCGAAATGGAGCTAGTTGCGCCGACTCATCAAGAGTACCAGAATTCAAATATGATATACGATACCAACACACATCGGCTGGTGCCGAATAGTCGGTAAACATATAACTGGTAAGTCCTGCCAGTAGCACCGGCCTGGTTATCACTGTTGATATTTCAGAATAAGTACCACTTTCAGTCAATGACCTATATATCACTATACGGTCATATAGTGTGATGATAGATGATATGTTACTTACCGTGAGACTCAATTCAATGATTGCCATGTTACTACCTATCCCACACAGACCTAAGTAAATCTTGGTCCGTCTTGCTTAAATTTTTTATTCTATCTTCAAACACATCATCAATGTCTTGACTATATGTACGTTTATAAAATGTTTGATTTATGTCTTCAATTCGTTTAGATGTTTTGGACATCTCGCTTATCGCTTCGTTGATATTTTTACTTTGTTCTGTTTGTGTTTTTTCTATTGTAGAAATCCGCTGGAGTGTAGATGACTCCGTTCTAATTGCAGATGCGAGAAATCCTATAAATGCCAAACATATCGTTGCTACAATCGGTATCCAATACCTACGATTACCAGCGCTTGTTTCCAACGTTGTTTTTATTTCTGCTATAGTCTTGACTTGATCACAAACATGAACGGGAACAGGAACAGGAGATGCGTCTTCCAAAGACACAACTCGGAGGTTTATTTGTTTTATATCATGAATTGCTTGCTTTGATAGATCGCGTGCTTCACGAACATCAACTTTTATTTCAGGTAATACATGCTCGCTAATGTTCCGCACGCTTTCTTCAATCCTAGATATTATTCCGATCTCATCTTTAGTCAGCGACATAGGTTACCTCTGACTACATAATAACTAGGATATTATGTAAGGTCCAGTGCTACTCATTATCCATATTTTAGTTTGTTTAAACCACGCCTAAATCCTTCGTATGATGCAAACTCAGAATTCGAGTATTCGATTTTTAGAAGCTCGGCTTCATCCTTCGACATATCAAAAACATACTCACCATCTAATTTTTTTTCCGATGCACCATACGACGTACCATCAGGTTTACGCTCAGGTATATTGTAATACAAAAGAGTAATTCCTTTGTATCTGAAAAACGCTGCAAGAGAAACGTCTTTTGTTTTATACTCTGGCATTGAATCCGCCTCCATGATCGATATCGATCACAACTCGATTGTCAGAATAATATAGTGTTGCACGTAGAAGAATATTAGATGTACGCATTCCAAATATTTCTCCTTTTACAACACCGTCGCATTCTAACAATTCTAGCCACATGAAAAATATACCATTCCTATTCAACGGCATATCAACACGCTTACCAGCATTGTCTATTACTGATACTCGTCTGATATGCCGTTGGTAGGATGGAGAATCCAATAGCTTCAGATCTTGCTGTTTGGTTGGATCGATTCGATCAGTTCGACCCGAAGCTAATTGGACTAGGATCATTTCATCGCCTACGAGTATGCGATCTCGTAATTGGAACTGCATGACGAGGAGGAGTCATTGTACACGTAAACCAACCATTGGTTGAGAACATATCGTAATATTGCATAGGAACCTCTTTCGGTTCCATGTTATTGAATTTCATATTACGAAATGTGTATGTTGCTCCATGCATCAGTGTTGCATAGAACACTTTGTTTGTGACTCGTGGTTTTTGCTGCGGAACCACATTCACATGATCTTGCTCTTGGATTTCAGATTCAGGCTCAGGCTCCAATTCTTCATCGGAACCAAACGCATCTTCATCAACCCCATCACCAATCAGAGCGAGGTCATCGTCACTAACCATCTCATTCATCCTACCTTGCTTTTTTGCCATGATAATCTCCTTAAGTAAAAATCAAAAATTCATGTGGTATGGATGTTGATCCATACCACATGAATAACGAAGTTACGTACTAGTTGATTCCGATGTTGATTCCCTTGACCAGCGCGGAAGTTTCCTCAATCTGAACGTCGATCTTGGTGGTCAAAGCGAATTCCTTGGTACGTGCGTAGATATCCTCGTCACGACCCATGGTCATATCCCTACCGATGGCAAGGATAAGATTCTGGAAGTTGGTGAGGAGGATCTGACCACGCGAATGATAGGTGATCTTGACGGTACCACCAGCATTCAACGCACCACCAGCGACCGTCGTAACGGTACCAGCAGCAGTGCTTACGGTGTAGTCAGAGGCCGCGCCCTCAACGAACGGAACGGTAGGCGTGGTTCCAAGGGTAGAAAGGGTGACGACAACATCAGACGCGATAGGAGCGTAGCGAAGAGTAGCAGTAGCAGGAGCAGCACCGAGAACGAAATGCTCAACAACGATGGGCTCGCTATCAAGCTGCGGAACGCCAACAAGCGGAATTCCGAATGGGCTGCGAGCGGTACCGTTGATGGCCTCGTCGCCAGCGGCGGTAGCACGGCTAGCAATCTTCTCAATGTATAGCTGCTCGTGATCGAGCGACGCGAGGAACCGCATCTCACGGCGACGATTCTTGAACTTCGTCGGAAGCGTATTCAGCATCTTCGAGAAGATGTTGAGACTGATATCAGATCCGGCGGCATCGTAGATATTTCCGGCGTCAGCTTTCCTCAACCATCCATTCGCAAATGCAGCAGCGGTATCTTTGACGTACTCGGTAGTAGAACCACCATCAAACAGATCGTACTCAGTGCGAGCATGACCAAGGACATCGCCATTGATCATAAACTCTTCGAGATCGTTGGCTGTCTGAGTAGCCATGAGCCGAACGATGTGCTCCTCAGCCGACATTCCTTCAACGTTGATCTCCAAGAAGTTGTAGGAGATCTCGAAGGGAGTCATCATCTCAACGGGAGTCAACTGAATTCGCGAGGTAGAGATTCCTCTGCGAACCGACGGAGACGAAGCCTCAGTTGCCAACACGGTAACGCGCCTACCAACACCGATCTTGTTGATATACGCGCTCTCGGGCTGGAATTTCACAACACGAACGTTGTTCTTCAACAGGGTGATATCAATCACATAGTCAACAAATCTATCAACCTGCTCTGGCAGGAGCTTACCAGCAGACGCGAGGTCGGTAGTTGTAACAATAGACTTTTTCACAAGCTCTTCTGCATGGATCAGTTCTTCGTTAGTCATCTCAAATCTCCATTGTCTAACCAGTTAGACATTATTTGTTATCTGGAATCCCCAGCAAACTAGCAAACGACGCCTTGCTAACCAAGACGGTCTTCTTCTCAACAGTCTCGTTCGGACCAGTCGATCTGGCCTCACCACGAGACACCAAAATCTTCTGAACATCTTCATTAGACTTCGATGCAAGCTCAGTTGCCTTAGCAACACCAGCTTCAACAGTATCGAGTCTCGATGTAATTGTAGATTCAAACTTCGCAAGAGCAGCCATGATTTGCTCGTTGGAAATCGAGCTAGTAGCCGGTGCTTCAGACTTCACGGCTGGCTGTTCAGTGGGGGCAACCGCTGGTGTAGCCGGTGCTTCAGACTTCACGGCTGGCTTCTCTTCACTCTTTTTGGTTTCTTCTTCCATATCATCTTCCTCTTCCGTTTCTTCGAGTTCTTTCACAATCTTAGATAATTCTTCAGACGCACTAGTAACTCCCGAAGAAACGGATTTAAGTGTTTTGAGTCTGCTAGCCGCCATTTTCGATCCCTTCTTTTCCACCGAATCATCAGTCTTCGATGCGAGGGCTTTTTTCAAATTCTCAATTTCGTCATTCAACTTCTTAACGTCGCCAACAACATCTGGTTCGACACCACTATCATTCTCACCCGTCGGGTTATCTTCTGCAAGCTTTTCAAGATCGGTTGCAGATTTGTCAACCACGTCTGTCAAATTTGACGGAATGAGCATTGGTCCGCTGTCATCAGATTCAACACCTTGAACATACGTAGTCAGATATTCATAGATGCCTGTTGATACAGACACGTATTGATCTCGTGTAAGATATGAAACTGCATTGGCCTTTTCGATATCACTAAGATCATTTGTTCGTTTAATCAACGCTTGAATTGAAGTTGTCGATGCTGGATTTGCTCGCTTTTCGATTGGAATAGAATCATGTGGTTGAAGACTACGCAAATCGGCAGCAATAGATTTTGCCAGTTGCACGACAGGAAGCGGGGATTCCTTCACTTCAGACTTCTCATCAACTGGCAATCTCTTTGAAACATCTTGCAACGTTCGTACATCGACAAGAATACTATTAAGTTTATCAACGATAAACTTCATAACTGGCCGAGGTACCTCAGTCGAACTTAGTTTTGGGTTCATCTTCTCTCCTCGCTTTATAACAACAAATGGTTCTCCATTCGCTGGCATATCGACAATAGAAACCTCATGCGGTTTGATATTTGTCAATACCTGTTCAGCATCAGGGGAATCTCGCAAAGTTGTCTTTTTTAGATCAGCCATTTTTCACCTATCATACACTGAAAGAATTTAAGCTCCAAGCTTCATACGCTTCAATTCTTCAACTGTCGCGACGCCGCCAATACTCCATCCAATGTACGTACCCTTTTTCATATTCATCCACAATTCATCGTCTAAGATCTTAGCATACAACATCCACGTACCTTTAGGATATGTTATAGACGTGATCTCTTTAGACGGATGATCGTCACCAGCCGCAGACGCATCAATTACAAACGTTTCCTCCTTAGTCAATGTATAGCTTTCGATTGGCCTGGCTGCATCTTTGATTACTTTACCATCATGCATTAGCTTGATACCACACTCATCGCTGTTACCGTATACGGTAAACCAATAACGTGCAGCATCAACAACGCTCTCTTCAGAATACGTGTCACCTTGAAGATCTACAGCACCAGGAACAAGAACAGCACCACCAACAATACGTTCATCGGATGCCTTAATTACACGAGTAAACTTTTCTTTATGTTGAACAACCTTAGTTTGGACAATAGGAATATCAACACTAGAAGCTTCCAACATCGAGATTAGCTTGGAAAGTTTTTCACTAGCCTCTGGTGATGTATCTGACGCCGCCGACATAAATCCCTTAATCAACTTCAACTGATCAATCAAATCACGATCTGATAGATTCTTTGTTGCTGGTTGTCCAGCAATTTCAGCTTGAGCATTCAACTGTTCTCGCAACATTGTAAGCGTGAACGGAACATGCGGATTGATTTCAGGATCGACGTCAGGAAGATTACGTCCCAGCACGTCTTCAACGACAAGTCGCGATATATGCGGTGACAGGCCGCCTGAACGCTCTGCTACAGCAAGCAACTGAGTAAGCTCGTAGTTATCAGTAACGTTCGGAGTGTTGCTTCTGAATACGACAGACGCCGCTCCCAATGAAGGAACGATAGTTGTATTCATTACTGCATCGAAGCTATCTCGCTCAGGTCTGAACACTTGCTCTTCTGCCAACTTTCTCGATGAATCAGCAGTAGATCTGTTATATTCGTCTGAATTCCCAGAAACAAGAATCCTACCATTCCTTCTAGTAACAATCGTGCTGTTAGGAGTAGTAAAACAACATACCTGACCAGTGTATCGAACCAAATCAATACACTTATCAACATTCATAATATGATTAACAGGTTCGGATGAAACAGTAATGACATAGATATCTCGCCATCCGAATTCCGAACGATCATCAATTCGCATCGATGAACGATATCCTAGCCTAAAACACAATTCTTGAAATGTATCAGCTAATGATCGACTTACTGTAGAGTATGTTCCAGAATTCTCATGTCCTCTTGAACACCAGCTACCATCACCATCCATCAATGCTGTATACAATATTTGAAGTTGTCGCCTAGGAAGGTTCAAAAACTCACGAGGAATAGTTTTATTATCAGAGCCAACACCACAATTCTCTCTTAACCATTGCCAAAGTGGGACGTAACACAAATTAACATTAATTTGGTCTGGTCTATCAGCACCAAAACTATCGCTATGGTTCAACCCCATTCGATCAACAACACACTTGATCTTCTCAAGAACTTCTCCAGAATTTTGACTAATTGAAATAGGACCACGAGTCTTGGATGTTGATCCTTCGGAAATGAAGTATCCAACAAATTCCAAAAAGTCATCCATTCTGTACTGACCAACGATGTCGTGGCGATTTTCATATCGAATGGCACGTTCGAGATCTCTAGCTTTATTGCGTGATGTATCAAGCTTACCAGATTCGCGCATACTAGGTTCTCGATCAATTCGATATGTCTCTTGTTCAACTCCTTGCCATTCCAACGACGAGAGTAAAAACTCTATATGCCACATAGGAACTTCGTATGCCTGTTTGAAAGTCCAACTTTTATTATGCCATCGATACATCATTCTATGATTAGGAGTAACCAAAGCATCAATGGCTTTATGATTATTAAATCGAAACATCTGACCGTCATAATCATATTGATAACGATCTACAGGAGTTTGGAATTCTAACGCTCCAGATGTAGGATTGATCGTTGCTATTTTTTCAGTCACATCAATATCTGTAAAATACTTCCACCCATTTTCTGTCAAAAATTCAGTATCAATCGAAACACATCGCCCTAGGAATATAGGTGGTAATCTAAACGATTGCCTAACTTTCTCATCGTTACGATCCATGTAATTGACGAACATGGCATCAGTATGTTGACTTTCAGTCAACTGTTTGATCTCCATCTTCATCGTACCTGGATCATTCATACCCTCAGTAATTGGCTCTGCTTCGACAATAAGAATTGTAGAATAGTTATTGTCTCCTTGGATTCGTTCTTCGACAAATTGTTTGATGCGAGCAATAGAACCAGAGGTTAGTTGTGCGTTTGTTACCATCATGAGAAGAGCAGGGATGTTGTTACACTTCAAAGTAGTGTAGTTGATCTTCTCCGCTTCTCTTGTTCCGTAGATAGTAAACAAATTTCCGATATATCTCGGAAGTCCATAAGGACTACGAGGGCAATACAATTTTAGATGAATGATTGGGTTAGCAGCAAGATCACGTTGTTCTGGAGTTGCGACCGCCCATGATGCAGCAAGAACTTTTCCAGTCTTGTAATCGATTACTCGTGGATCGCCCCATTCTTTGAAGTAAACTTTTGTAGAACCGCCATCTTTACGTTGAACAAATCTGCGAAAATATTTCTTTGTCGGGAATTGCTGAATCTTCCACGAATCTTTATCAATTCGTACAGCCCTCGGAACAACGTAGTGAGTAGGAACATCGTCAATCTTACCAAGTCGCATTGTCCATGATGGAGCATGGTTGAATCCACATGGCTCATCCGGATTGACAAAACTAGGGATGACTTCAATATAAGAATTTCCGGTTAGTTCATAATCACGCCTAAGCACGTCTCTAAGTGACGTAAGCGTTCCTTCAAGAACTGAATTGGAAAAGAAATTGTCTACTTTAGATATCTCGGCTTCGATAGATGAACCAATATCACGACCTTCGTATGAAATACCATCTCTTGGAATAATACGATAGCCAAGCCCTTCTATGTTAATAGCCATAGCATCGAGGCATGGGCCAAGTATTGAAGATGATTCGGTAAGTGTTGCTAGAATATATAGATTCAACGGGGGCTGGATAACATCACTTGTATAATCAGATGAGAATGAATCATCCAACAATACTCGTGACATACCTCTCTCTTCTTTACCAGCAGAAATTTCAATGGCCTTAAGAATCATCTTATTGCCATTGATAGTTTCTACATCCAATGTTCTTATCATTTCATGATTGAGGTCAGTCATCGATTCCTCTTTGTATAACGGTTATACATTTAGAACAATCCAAACTCTTCTTCTTGAGAACGACGCTTTCTTCTTACACCATTTAACGCTCCATTGACAGCGAAGAACAGGGCGTCAAATAAATCTTTCAGTTTTACAGTAGGAAATCCTACTAACTCTTCTTCGAGTTTAGCACTCCTACCTTTACGATGAAAGACTTGCCGTCGTTCGTAATAGACCTGAAGTGCTCTAGCGCGAGTAATTTTATCTTTCGTTGTGAATATTGGAATAATTCTCGCGTCTGGAAACTCCTCTATTGTGGTAGAAGCCATTGACTGTTGATACGCATTCGACTCAATGAACGTCCTGATTGGCTTCCATTTGTCGTACATATTAATAATTTCTTCTTTCTGCCTATTGAATGTGAATTTACCAGACATATAATCAAGAACATATATATCAAACACTTTCGGAACAATACCAACAACAACTATTGCAAATTCATCGGCGTCATCTTGTAACGAGATCGCCAAGTCAACTCCAATCCACACAACCAAATCTTTACGTTCAACGAGATTCATTGGTTCGTCGTCATAATACTGGAACCAATCACTCTTGAAGTAGTCTCCATCCATGAACGAAATCTGATTTTGGTATTGACACGCGAAGTCTGCCAGTGGCATTGATTCCCTACGAGAAATGATTTTCTTCATAGGGTATCCGATAGGATCATAGCAGGTGGCATTATCAGGAGCGTAAAATGTCCCGTCTGCGTTTTGTAATAAATCTACAGCTTCTCCGGTATCCTTATCAAAAACAGCAGGAAGGCAAAGCCAGTTATTTTTGAATTGGGGATCGTTCTTAATGAGATATCCATACAAATCTTCGGGGTGATATCGCGTGCCAAGCATTCGCATCTCACCATCAGGACGAAGACATGGAAGCATTGAACGATAAAAGAATTTTAGTAGTTGTTTGCGCTGACCCTCCGTTCTTGAGTTTTTATCCTCGACGATATCATCACCAATGATAAGATCGAAGTGCTTGGAAACGACCGCACCATCAGCGCCAGCGATGGTGAATGTATGCTCCTTTGTATGATGCGTTCTTCCAGCAATATCAGCTCTAGTTTCATCCCATTTTTTATCAGACTTCAGCTTTCCAAAAATCTCAACCAACGCTTCCTTTTCAAGATTGGATTTGACTTCAGAAAGAAAGTCCTTTGCCTGCTCCATAGTTCTCGAAGCAATAAGCACTCTAAGATTTCTGTTTTGAAGAACGCGCATAATGGCATAACAGAAATCACATGATGTAGATTTACCGCTACCACGAGGAGCCAGGACTAATCCAAACTGACGACCTCTTAGAAATTGGTCGAGCATCATTTGATGATCGGGTGCTCGATATCCTAACAAGCGCATCAATATATCAAGACGCGACTCTTCTACAATCAGACGACGGATCATCTCATTACGAGATTGATCCATTTCCATAATAGACTCTATAAGAGAGTCGCGCTTTGTAAATAAATTCTCTCCTGTAGGATTTCCATATGCTTGCGATACGTAGTCTCTACCAGCAAAATCTATAGGTGGATACGAATCGTTACGCTCTTCAAGCGTCTGGACGGTCCTTTGTTTCCATGGATCGAATTGTATTTTCTTTGAATTCGGACTCCAAATTCGACCCATCGTTTCCTCTTCGTTTAGCTGCGGCATGAGGTTCATTCCTTGAGTTAATTAGTCGTTGATAAACAGCAGGAAGTTTTCCATTGCCAACAAGACCATGAAAATCTTTCAGCTTCTTATCCAGTGTGTTCTTCAACTCTTCCGTAGAAAGAGCCGACAAGTTAAGATTACCTGAAAGACGAAGCTCACGAGCGCGTTTCTCGATGATGCCCATCTCCTGGCCGGTCTTAATTGTCTTATCGTAAATCTCACTCTTTGCTCTAATTGCCATAACAGCGGCTTGTGGCGATGGTTTAGATGGCATATCACGAGGATCGAAATCTTCATTTCGAGCAAGCTTACTCATAGCGCTATTCCAATTTTCCATATCACCAATAATTAGCTGCAAGACATATTCAAGATCTCTTGCACATTGTTCTTGTTGGAGTGTGTATATGTAGAATTTGTGTGATGTGGATTGGTTGTTGACGAGTTGTCCATCGTTGGCAAGAAGCCTCTTCTCGATAATTCCTAATGAATGATCATTGAGGTTCATCGTGTCTTTGATTTGGTCCCTGGACATTCCCTCTGCTACACAAGCGCGTAGCATAGCTTCTTCAACTCGCCATCTACGTTGTGCTAATGAAGTAGTCTCGCCTTTGAATCTGATAGGAACTGTAATAGATTCGCTTACGTGACGCTTGCTAAAGTCGATGTTTGATCTTTCGTAAGTATCATCATCTACACCAGGCTCGGTTGGTTTTACAATTGAAGTATTATTACTTTTATAAATACGCTTCGGCATATAATAGATATATGATATGTTGAATACATATTCAAGGAGAATGAATAAATATGCAAAGCCTTATTAGGTGGGCTGGTGGAAAACGCTGGATTTCAAAGGAAATTGTAAACTGTATAAACAATAATATTTCAGTTGATGGAACATATTATGAATTGTTTGCAGGAGGGCTGTCGGTATTCTTTGAATTGAAACATGATAAATGTGTAGTCTCAGACACAATCAAACCATTAATAACTATGTACAAATGCATCCAATCAAATATGGATGGGCTGCGAGATGAGTTACGAACTATACAAACCAAAAACATTACAAGTGAAATATACATTTCGTATAGAAATGAACTTAATAGTGGTAAATGTAATGATGTACGTACAGCAGCATTGTTCATATTTCTAAATAAAGCTGGCTACAATGGAGTATGGAGACAAAATAAAGCCGGTGATATGAATATACCTATAGGATCGCATTCAAAAATTACGTTACCTTCAACGTATGATCTAATGATGGCATGTGATAGATTACAATATACAGATATAAGACACGTAGTACAACCATACGATGTGTTCGATATTATAGCAGAATCTAAACGTGGAGATTTTATATTTGCAGATCCTCCTTATTATAAAACGTTCAACAATTACGATGGAATTGCTTTAGACAATCCAGAAGAATTCCACCAATTGTTGGCTATAGAATTATGGAAAGCGTATCTACGCGGAGTATGTGTTATAACAACAAACTCGGATACGGAAGAAACAAGAAAATGGTATGGAGCGTTCTGCTCGTTACATACATTTGAACGACAGCAACGTATAGCAAACACAAACGAGGGTAGAAACAAATGGAACGAACTTCTGGCTATTGCAAAGTAAATATGTGTTGTCAAGTATGTGGTGATGTTGGTGCGCGAAAGTATGAATGGACTCGTCCAGTAGCAGGATCGAAAATATTTATTTTATGTTCTGATTGTCAAAAGTTAATAGACGTTGCAATAGACAATGCAACAGACAAAGTAAAGCGCGTCGTCACGCAAGATTTTGATTTGGAATATCGAAAGATTGTGAACAATAGGTTGGCTAGTAAGAATCAACTGAAGCTAAATGTCTAACCGTTATACATCTTCGAGTCCAGGACAGTCGGTGGGGAGTAGAGTCATTCCCATTGGATAGAATCTTAAGTCGGAAACAATGTCGCCTGTATCAATATCAGCAACAGTAAAGTTACTCGTCTGATGAGTAGCATCTGTCCCACTACCAACAGTAGTCCATGTAGTATATGCACCGCCTCTGATGTAGAGCGTAAATAGATTAGCTGCTGTTCTTGAAACATAATATTCGTATTCTATTCCAAATTCGATGTATCCGGCGGCGGTTCCGAAAAGAAATGTGAGCGCTCCTCCGGACGTCATGTAAAACTGAACTCGATTATCCGCTGTGAGATAAGCGGCATAACCGTTTTGAGTCGCCGTCGTTACGTCAACCGGAGCAGCCCCAACAAGCAACAATTTGTGTGTCCCCCCACGAGACGCCTTCCAATACCAAGCTCCGTATGCTTGAAATGATGGATAATAGCAGTAGCCGTTAGCGTAGCATGTCAGTGTCCGCTTATCTCCGTCATCTTCCCATCTCCAACTACCACTTCCTCTTCTCCATGGCCCTACAGTACCAGCAGAAGCTAGCGTAGCCAGTGAGATAGGATAGGCGTCTCTTGTGCATTGCCTAACTACTACTCTCTTGGCAGCATGGACATAGAGTGTCCGCGCCTGAGCAGGAGTAATCCGCGTCATGTAGGTGCGTAGCAGTGGAGCTTCTCCGAGAAATGGAATCGCCGAAGACATCAAATATTCAAACGTAGTTGGTCCGGTAGAGTCCAAGAATGTGAGGACTCCTTGAGAAACACCATCCACAAAAAACTCACAATATTGTGTTCCACCATCTGTCCACCATGTAAGTATCAGGTGCGCCGGAACTTTATTGTGGACGCTACCTCCTCCGCTACTTATCACAACTGGAGGATTTCCTTTTGTAGAGTACCAATATCCAGCCAATGCGTATTGAATACGTGTTCTGACATTACATGCAGAACTAAAAACATTTGCTCCATTTGGCGATGTTGTATCAGGATATACCAAACACTCCACCGATCCAACTGGACCAGAGATCAGAGAACCATAATTACTGATATCAAACTTTCCACCTTTGCCAATAACCGCACCATCAATAAATGGTCCCTTCTTAGTTGAAGTGACTATCCCGGATCGGACACCAACACTCACTCCTCGCTTCCCTAAGAGTCTTCCAGAAGAATCCAATAGTCCTGAAAATGTTTCAGTATCAACAATTCCAGCAGGAGAAAGGTCAACTGGAACAACAGAACGAGCAGGACTGCGACGGTCACCACCATTGATTCGTGAAAATAGCAAATGAAGATCTGCAATTGCTTCCGATGTGAGGACAGTCGGGAATTGAATGGCGCATCCTATTGGAGATTTTACAGGATTCGTACTAATATGCGACGCTCCTATAGAGACATCTCTAGCAACCGCCGCCATAGCCGCGTTTCCACCAGCCACACCAATAGGAATACCATTCTTATAGAACGCTGGAGGTGTGCCATTCGCAAATGTAACACAAGCTCCTATAAGCCCAACCAATGAATTAGCTAATGATAGTGCAGTTATCGCACTATCATAAAAGTAAAAGTAATCCACTCCTGCAATAGTACTCAGTCGAAATATCCACGCTGTTCCGGTCGCGCTACGTTTGGTAATTGGATCTTGATTAGAGTTGTCAATACGCGACCATTGACGATTCATCTCAATAAATAGTGTACCGCTTGTTCCTTGCTGCTCTGCACCGTTAGCGACAACCGTAGGAGTCGTGACGTGTTGAATCCCATATCCTTGCTTGCCTCGTTGCCAATACCCTGTTGATGGTGGAGTTGTTGTTCTAGCATAACTATCAAGAATCTCAATTCTTCCACGAGTAAACAATCGCCCCATGACTGGATTCAGCGAACG